AATCTAACTCATCTTGATAGTTGCGTTTGTGTTCCTTGATCATCCACTTATCATATTTGCCATACTGAAGAAAGTGTCCCTGAATTTTAATTGGTGTCAGATATCCCTGCGTTTGAAGCTCTGCGGTGCGAGCAACTTGATATGACGGCCCAAAAACGCCCTCGACCATTAGCTTATTGGATTTCGCATCATCTAATGTTCCCGTGACTCCGATGCGAACTGGACAATCCGGCACTTTTTCCATAATCCCGCGCAGCGAGTCTGCTCTGTATAGATGGCATTCATCACCAAACACGGTGGTGTATCGAGCAAACCATGATTCCGGCTGCTTGAAAATAGATTGCCACGTGGAGACCACCACAGGCTTATCAGTCTGTTTCGGTATTCCTCCACGAATAGAATGTACATACTGCTCGACATTCGTCCATCCGTAATCTTTCCAATCTTGTACCATCTGCGACACTAATGAGATAGTAGGTACAATCAGCAAAATGGGCCCGTGCGACATGCGAGCACGAACAAGATAATACAGAATCAGGCTTTTTCCTGAAGCAGTCGGTGAGATAAGCACACATCGTTGACGATGTAATCCGTGAGTAATCGCGACTTGCTGATAATCCCGAATATCAAATGGAACGGGATATTGCGTGAGAAGTGCAGTGGTATCTACCCCCGACCATGTACTTGTAGTAATGGGAATACGATTCTCGACGGTATAGCCTCGTTTCTTGGCCCACCGTTCAACCTTTGCAGACAATCCCGCATAGATAGTTTTAGATACGCGATTGAATAAGCGAATCCTTCCGTCCCAGTTTTTCTTGCGATAGATGGACATGTATTGAGCAGATGGGACAATGAATGAAAACTCATTCGAAAGTTCGCGCTCAATCGCTTCGTCGGTCCAGATATGAATGAATGCGTAGTTTAGCGGTGCGAGAATAATATCAGCCACATTACTCCACCCAAAGCATACTTACGCCCCTTGTGAGAATTTCAAAAAATCAATATACGAATGAATAAGATATCCTCGTGCATTGATATGCTTAATCGCGTCCTCGATGAATTTCAGTTTGGTTTCCTGTATCTCAAGCTTTCCTGCTAATGGTCGCAAGTCTGCATCACTATTCAAATAGGTTTCAACTTCCTGTCGCACAATGCGTAAATGCTGATGAGGCCAACCATACTTCTCTCGTTCTGTCTCATCGAGACGCCCAACGTACCATTCGAATTTGGCATGCCGTAAACCATCGTGCTCTTGTTTGAGTAATAGATACCGTTGACGTTCATCTGTATAATATCGCCACCACTTTGCATGCAGCAGCGGAACATCACGAATTGCTTTGTCGGGCCGATCAAGAGGAAGATCTTGATCCTTTGCCCATTCAGTATGAAGTGCTTCAAGTGTCATCGTGACATTAGTATATCATTATCGACGTATTTCCATGATGGAATAATACTCGTAGTCGAATGTGGCTTGGCATGTCAATGGAGTAATGGGGTCAGTGGAGGTCGTAGAAAACTGAATTTGCCCTAATGATATAGGATACACATTATAAAAAATGAATCGCAGAAGTGGAATTTTTGCCGCATTAACAATAGTCAATCCTGCATCCGTACGACCAGCTCTATCTAATCGCCCAGCGGGTTTCTCATACTTAATGTAATTTTCCTGCGAATTAAGAAACTCGGCAGTTACCACACTACGATCAGGCCCACCAACCGTTCCATACATCCACGCATAAAGTTCGCGCCAGGCACGAAATTCTTCATCCACTAAAAATGATATCGTCAACGGATCATACGTCAATCGATCCGGTAGATGTTTTGTACTGATACCCGGTGTAGCTATAACTGCGGTACGAGTCGATACTGTAGGGAGATTTACTTCTTGAATTACGTATGTCGTCATGGGCAGTCGTGCAAACCGCATCACATGACTAAGAGCGTCGGCGGGAAATAAATTGAATGTATCAGACGGAATAGAGAGAGTGCTCATAAAAGTATTTAGGTAAGCAATAAAAAGAAAAGGGCAGGATTGCTCCTGCCCCTCTCTTCCAAAAGTGTTCTATTACTAGAACAGATTTGCCACCTTTACTTTTCTGTAGTACTGATTCACGTTCGCTTCAATCGAACCGTTCGACTGACCTGCTGTGCCCTTCGAGAACGGGTTCGAGACTAGCGCGTAGCGAGTCTTGAATCCAATCTTCGGCACAAACGAGTTGGGATCAACCGCACGATACATCTGGAGCGGCACGTACGGGCAATAGAACAGACCCGCATCGTAGGGTGACGTACCCTTATAACCGACCACGAAGTATTCCGTTGTTGCACCATTCGGAGCATACGGATCGACGAACACCTTGTAACGTCCCATCAAGGTACCCGCAAACGTGTTGCCCGCGTCATCTACGTCCAAGTTCGATTGTAACGCCGGAGTGTAATCTAACACACCCGCCGAGACGAGAGCTGACGCCACGTCCGATGAGGTGATGATGATGTTACCACGGCCACGACGAGTCTGCTTCGCAATCGCGTTCGATTCGCGCTCGATCTGGAAGAACAATCCCTTGAACTTCTCGACTGACCAACGACCAAAACTGTCCACATCGAGGTCGAAGGTACCAGCGGTAGCTGTCTGCGCTGCACCGTTGGCTGCCGCATAACCGATATTACGCACCACTTCACGGTTGACTTCCGCAAGGATTTCAGCCGAGAGAATGTTTGCGAGTTCCGATTCTGCGTCGAGATTGTGAATTGCCTTCAAGTCCTGCGCGATTTCCACCGAGTACTCGGCCTTGAGCGCACGTGTCACAGCGGTCGCTGTAACCTTCTCAATGCTGAATGCCATCTGTGGAATAGCGTTGGTCGCTTCAAGCCCGCCGGTCGCATTGGCGACACCAAGTGACTCACCAAACGCGGTGTTAGCACCCGATGAAGTACCGAACGACGCAGAGAACGGGTTGGCGTTCGCACTATGTGTACCACCCTGACCCGCTGCTGACCATGCCGTGTTGGCTTCCTGATATAGTGCCTCGTCACCGGACTGCGAACCGTAACGTGAGCGCATCGCGAAGATGAGTCCGGTCGGGCCGTTCATCGGCTGCACACCGCACACATCGTACGCAATGAGGTTCGGCATCGAACGACGCACTAACGCGATCAGAATCGGGTCAAATCCAGCGACCGGTCCTGTAGCCGTGGCGCCAGCACCGAAACCACCAGTACCCGCGGCCATTGCGGGAACTGTTTCCGTAAGGAATTCACCGGACGAACCGGCAGCCCTACGAGCTTCACGCTCTTGATTTTCAAGCACAACTGCCGTCACTGCGCGACGGTACTCGTCCTTGATCTTGGGCATACCCTTATGATCGAGCAGGGGCGCCCATTTCTTTTCTAACTGACTCTTAAGAATAGACATGTAACTTCTCCTAATAAATGAACTAGTGATTAATAAACTGAGCGTTTATGATCGCCCTGTGAGACGATCCACAATTTTTGTGTAGGTATCCACACTCGAATTGGTTGATGGCTTCGTCTCAAAAAGTGGAGCAGCAGCGGGCTCATTACTCGGTCGCTCAACCGATTTCGTGGCCCTAAAGTACTGATCCCGCAGAGCAATCAAATCCTTCTTGAACTCTTTCGTTCCTGTAAACTTCACGGTATTTGCACGTTCCACAAATGCACCGCGATCCGCTGCGGTCACCGCACCTGCGGCTTCTGCAATCAATCGCGACTTGTGTTCCTTCTTTAATGCAATTCGTTCACGCTTCACCGCAGCTTTTGCCTCAGTATGCAGCTTCACATTCTGCGCTTCTGCATTCTTTAACTTTGTCTTCAATGATTTCACATTCTTTGCTAATGCTTCTACTACATTTATCTTTGACTTAGGCACCTCAACGTAGTGCTCTACGAAGAGTTTCTGAAGTCCGGTAATAAAGCTATCCGTGAGACGATTCCGCAGTTGACTCTGAAGCGCAATCTTGTTGTCCTTGATCCACTGCTCGACCACATACGACATATATTGGTCAATCTGTTTCGAAGCTTTTTCTTCATGCTGCTTCTTTGCCTCATCAAATCGTGCTTGATACACATCACGGAATTGTTCACCGATTTGCTTGGCTACAGAGCGCACGGCACTCTCGAATAAAACACGAGACTGACGTTTATCCTCTTCAGTCAGCACGGTATTATTTTCAAAGAGTCGCTTGGCTTCGTTCATCTTGAACGAAATCTTTAATTTTCCTTCAGCCATCGACTTCGCAGGTTCCTTCTTCTCTTCGTCCCC